TAGCCAGCAGCCTCAAGGTCATCCTTCTCGGCTTCGGTTACGGTGTACTCATGTCCACCAAGGTAGACAACACTTGCTTGTTCTAAATCATCTTGCCAAGGGTATTGCTCTTCGTACCACTGTCCATCAATTTTGTAGACAGTAATCCCACGCTTTAATGTGTATCTCCAGAACAACCAATGACCACCTGCTGGTCCTTGGTCTATCGTGGGTGGTGCGAATAGATAAGCCATTATGTTTTCCTTCTATGTTAGAAACATAACCCCACTCCTAAGCCCGTTATATGACTTAGGAGTGAGATTAGTGTCGCTAATTAAGCAATGCTTGAAGCAGACTCAATGCGGAACAGTGCCTCATTGCGGTATACTGCGTGTCCTAGAACACCGTACCAACCGATTGGGCGCTGACGCATCAACTTGTCAACGACTGGACCGATAACCACGTGTGGTTCTTCGGCTACAGCCTCAGCAAGTGCTTGCTGTCCTGCTAGGAATGTGCGGTAAACAGGAATGCTGCTATCGCCATCGTTAGCCTTGCGTAGACGAGGGGACTCAATGAAGTATGCACCTTCAAACTGACCAATTTCGCCAGCCCAGATTGCATCATTGCTCTGGTACTCGTGTGGGTTACGCCATGAAGCAGCACCAGTTTCGGCACGAAGGTCGTGGGAAACTTCTGGGTGGATACCACACCAGTATAGTGAACCCTTGCGACCGTTAGCCTTGTTGCTACGCAACTTAGCAACAGCCTTGCGGATGTCAGCAGCAGAGATTGTGTCATCTGAAGTGATACCTGAGGTTGTTGTTGCGGTTGTTGTTCCACCAGTTGCGTATAGTACGTTGGTACCTGCAAGTAGTGCATCCTGTGCTAGTTCGTCAATGGAATCAGCCATGTTGAATGCAAGGATGTTAGCAACAGCAGGGTCAACATCTGCAAGAGATAGTAACTGCAACTTGCGAGTTACTACAGTTGCGTTACCGTACTCGTTTAGAGTTACGGTTACGATGTCTGGAGTAGCAAGAGCAACTGCTGCTGGGTCTACATCTTCCGACAGAGCAGTCTTAGCAACAGCAAGGTCGTTGTAGATTTGTAGCGCAACACTTGAACCAGGCATTGCCTGACGTGCTGGCTTCTTGTCCGCTACGGAGCGGATGAGTGGGGTTGCACGAAGTTCAAATTCAACAAGGCGGTCGTAAGCCTTCTGAACTAGACCTGCGGCGTTTGATGGAGTGAAAGCACCAACGTTGTTAGCGGAAGCGTAAGCGCCACCACCAAGACCACCGTTAGTACCAGCACTACCACCTGATAAGCCTGTATTCGGCATATTATTTCCTTAGGGGTTAGATTATTTGCGATTATTCTGCGCCTTGACTGTAGAGGAAGTTAAGTAACTCCTCCGCAGACGAAGCGTTGTTCATGATGTTGAAAGCATCATTCACGTCATCTGGAGAAATAGCACCAGATGTTACTGCATCTATTTGACGCAATGCAGCCATGTCATTGACATCTACTGCGTTTTGTTGTGTAGGTGCAGCAACACCAAATAGTTCACCATTGTCAGTCAGCCAGTTACTGATGCTGTCCGAGGACATTTCAATATCTGCTGGAATGAATTTGGCAACCTTTGGGTTGACACCTTTCTCCGCCAAGACTTGGCTGATTGTTGCTTCCCGTTGGAACTTGCGCAATGCTTCCAGTTCGGCTTGCAACTCTTTGACTTGCTTATCCTTTGCACGTTCTGCTCTACGTACTTTCTTAAGTACATCGTCACTTGAACGTGGTTGAGTTTCCTCTTCAAAGTCAAACTCATCATCGTCTAACCAGTCTTGATTATTGTTGCTCATCGCAACTATCTCCCTTACATTAGTTGTTGTTCGTACATGTCTCACTCCTACACAGGGGTATGTAGGTTGGTATGTACTACCGCTCTTTTACTCAGTGGGGGCGGTCAATCCACCGAGAGTTTTATGCTTGTCTCTTGCGACCTAGTGAACCAGTGGTAATACCACTACTGCCACCAAATTCTGCACGAGCCTGTGAACGAAGACTTTTAAGTCTTCCAGACGATTGAGTACCAAAGACATCTCCAACAACTTCTTGTTGTGATACTGGCTCTTGACCAAACATACGTGATGCTTGCTGCAAGCCAGGTTGCTGTTGAGCAACTGTTTGGAATCCCTTGCGAAGTTCTTGTTGGTTGAATCCTTGGGCTGCAATATCCTGTTCGGATGCTACTGCTGCTAAACCAGCACGACGTGCTTCGGTTGCAACCTTTGCACCTTCAATCTTCTTGGTGATTTCGTAGGTTGATTCCTTGCCAAGTAGCAAGCCCTTGGCTATGTCTTGACGTGTAAGTCCAGGAAATCTTTCGGAAAGAACGTTCTTAGTTAAATCATCTGCGGTATCAATAGCAACGAATGCTTTGTTAATACGGTCTGCCATTTCATCTGCAGACACTTCATTAGATATGAACTGTGATATCTGCTCTTTGGTTCCGAGTTCGTTTAAACCAACTGTGCTAAATACATCTTTGTATTTCTTTTCCATTGCAATGTATTCTGCAACAGTAGGAACAAATGAAGACTTACGTGCACGAAGGTCGGTGATAGCCTTGAAGCGGTCCTTGTATGCTTGCGGTGCTTTCTCATCAGACAGGATAATATCAAACAATAATCCATCGTCAGAGCGGAATGTTCCTGCATCAATGTATTCTTTTGCTACATTGTAAAGGTCATTTATCCATGGTTCTTCTGAAGCATTAATGCCAGTTAGACTTTGGAATACGGTTGCGTATACCTGTGAAGCGGATAAAGCCATTAAACACCAGTCCTAAAAACAGCGGCAAGATTAGTTGCAAAAGATGCAGCATCATTACGAGCCTGGCTCGTGAAGTTGTATCGTGGGTCTTTCTTTTGGGTCATAATAAACTCAGACATGTTCATTAACTTGTCACCAGAGAATGCTTCGGCTACATCTGCAATACCTAGCGAATCCGCATCAAGTTCTAAAGTATTAGCCTTGGCTGAGATGTAGTCACTAGCCAAATCAAATACAGATACGTTCTCGTTGATTCTATCTGCAAGAACCTTATACTTTGACTTTGCTCGCTCTGCTAATGTCTTTTTAATATCTACCGCAGTTACTGAACCATCAAGTAAACCTTTAGCAAACTGCCCACGTTCTGAATTAGTCAATGACATGTCATATTGACGTGCTAGTTCTTTGATAGTGCTTAGACCTTCGCCTATTGCTCCACCAATTTCATCTGAACCAAAGTTAATCTTGTTAAACAAGTACTGTTCAAAGAACTCTTCAGCCTTTACACCATCTGAAATTTGTACGGTGTAGTACTTACCCTTAATCTTCTGGGTTCCATACTTAATTGGAGCAGCAGTTTGGGCTTTAACTAATTTAGCGTATGCATCTTTAAAGTCTGCATCTACTGCTTTACCGCCAGTGTACTTGCGTGCAAGTGCATCAAAGGTTGAGCGTGCAGTACCAGGACCAGTAATCTGTAGTTGACCTGCGGTCTTAGCGGTTTTACCATCAGTGCCACCATCTGCACCTGCGGCTTGCGCTTGCTTAAGACCAGCATAGTTCATTGATACACGGAAGTCAGCAGCAGATTGCCACGTTTCTCCACGAGCATTTGCTTCTTCCATAGCACGACTTAATGCTTTAGCATCAGATGGACTACGTCTTCCGTAGAAGATTACATCGTTTGAATCGTAGAAGCCAGCATCGTATAGTTGTTTTTGTTTTGCTGATAGTGATGTACCCTCTGGTGTGTTAGCAAATTCATTCGCTGCTTCACTTGATGGGTCTTGATAGTTAATTGGAATGCGACTTGTGCCAGCCCTAGTCTTTGTAATACGGAATGTTTCGGTGTCATTGGCACGAGCCACGGCAACACTAACTGGAGGTTTCGCTGGTATGCGGTCATCTGTAGCCATGTTAGTCCTTCCTTAACTCTTTTAAGTAAACTCTTTTGTATAGATTTGCAAAGTCTGGGTTGTTCTGTGACAACTGTTGTCCTAGTGTCTCTAATTGATACCTAAGGTCAGCATTGTCTTCACCTTCCAGTGATGCAACCTTGCGGTCTGGATAACGCATTTCAGCATTCTTTAATGCTTCAGCACGTGCTTTTGAGTATTGAACTGCTGCCGAACCTGCTGGTGTACCAGCAAACTCAGGACGTTGCAATGCACTTTCAATCTGCAAGATTCGCTGAGAAAGTTTATTTGTACTGATAGTTGTTTCTGGTTCATATCCCTGAAGCACATCCATCTTGTACAACTTCATTTGCTCATCAATCCAGTCGGCACCATAACCATTACGTGCAGCCTCAATAGCCAACTGACCCTTAACTGCTGATATAGTTAATCTATCTGCTTCTGCAGTAAGTTCATTTGCAGATAGTTTCTTTCCAAATCCACGGCGCTCCATGGCTCTCTTGTACTCTGTAGAGAACTCGCTACCTGCAAAGAAGAATGGAATTACTTCATTGTACGCTTTAAACGCTTCTGGGTTAGATGCAGCAAACTGCCATGCACGGTCATCAGCAAAGATTACACCGTCTGATGCGCTCATAGAAGCCATTAGTGCTTGTCTTCCAAAAACTGTACCGTATTCAGCGTATGCTAATTCGTAGTTTCCATTGTGTACATCAACTAATTGATTGAATGCTTGAGCCATTTGCCACTGGAAGAATGTATCGTTGTTTTCATTCTTTGCGTAGTACTCAAATACAGGTGTACCTGGAAGTAAGTTCTGTAATAATCCCTGCATAAAGTACTGCCAACGTGACTGTTCCATTGCAGATGATGCTAGTTCTTCTTGTAGTGTAGAACGCTCTTCAATGCTTAATGGTGTGCCATCGTATAATGCACGATATTTAGGATTAGCAGTTACTTCATAAGCCATGATTGGCTTAAGGAACTTCTTCATTGCATCGTCAGTATTGGCTCCACTACTGATTAGTTTCTGTAACCATGCAGGTAGAGGGGCAAGAATGTTACCAGCCTTATCACCATAAGGTGCAATCATATTTGCAACAATTGGTGGTACTGACTCTTTCCAAGAAGTAGGTAGGAAACTGTAGGCTAGGTTCCACTGTGTACCAATACCAGGTGTTAGACCAATTTCAGTACCAGGAATAGACGCACCAGCGGCAACAAGGTTTAAAGAGTTAATCGGCATTGTAATGTCGCCACCCTGTGGGTCTCCGAATAAACCAAACGCAGTACGTAGGTATCCACTCAAAGGTATAGTGAATACTTTCTCACCATATAGATTTTCGTGGATAAATCCTTGATTAGGGTCATGTTCAGTGCCAGTGATGTCATACAGTACAGACGATTCTTCTGATTGTAGCGTTTCAAACAAACGAGTTGCTGGAAGTACACGAGAACCTAGACGTGTTGGCGAAGAAGATAGTTCTCCCCACTTGTAAATGGTGTTAGCCCATGCATTAGCAAAAGGAATAACCAACTGCATTGCATAAGCAATGTTTTTCCTTTGAGTTGCATCGTAGAATAGGTTTGCTAAGTTCTTTGCAGCCTTATCACGAGCATAATCATCTATTTCTTTAGCAGTTAATGGACCGTCTCCGTTACGAGCAGCGTTTTCAATTTCAGCAAACGCAGGATTGCGCTTTGTCCACTTTTCGTAAACAACAGTTCCATCTGCTTGGTCAACTGCAACACGTGTCTTCTTGATATCAACGGCACCTTTAAGTACATTCTGTGCAACTTCTTTTGACATCAGTGGTGCTAGGTCAGCAACCGCATTCCAGTAGGCAATTCGGTACTCTGGTCCGTAAACTGTACGGCTTTCAGCCTTTGCCGCTAAACGAAAGAACGCATCAGCAAATTGCTTGTACTTTCCTGGGGCGTTTACACCCTCACTCAGGTATGGAATACTTAACTGAAGTGCATTAGTATGTTCAACACTTGTTTCATCGTTAAGTTGGCGGCGAAGGACAGCACGAAGACCATTAAGGTTCTTCTTTAAGTCTTTTCCAATTCGGAACACTACTTCTTCTTCAACAATTTCCTGTACTTCGCCAGTTTTTTTGTTGGTTACTTTGCGAACCTTAGGTTGAGTAATAACTCCAGTATTAATAAACTTCTGCAACTGTACATTTCCAAGTGTTTCAGTTAACATCTGGTTTTGATAAGAGTTTTCCCATGTAAAGAAGAACATTTTCATGCCTTCTGTTGTGGATAATGCTCTTTGTATTTCTGGAACAGACTTAGTTAAAATATCTATCTGTTCTTTCCATACACCATCACGCACAGCCTGAATAAACGCATCCTCAAATGGCATTTTTCCAGTTGCAACAAGTTCTTGATATTTTCCTGGAAGTTTCTTGTCAATAATTGCACGCTTCATTGGGTCAGAATGGTGTGCTAATAGACGAAAGGCTAGGGCATCTGCGTATTCTGGAGCGTTTGTTCCATTAAACTGGAGCATTGAAAATTCTCCACTACGAATTGCACCACGAACTGCACGAGCATCATTTGAAAATCCACGTCCAGTCATTGCGTGAATAAAACTGTTAAATATACCTTGACCAACATAGTCATTTACGTCTTGGTCTAAAAATCTACGACCAGTTATATCAACTGTGTATGGGTCAGACTTTGCTGCCATTGTTGATATCTTAGATGCAATAGATTTATTGGACATAATGATTCCAATTGTTGCAATTGGATTAGTAAATATATTCTGTCCACCAGCAAGAAAAGAACGAATTTGCATTTCCATGATATTGCGAGTGATGTAAGCGCCACGACCAACAAGAAGAATTTGACGAAGGAATCCATCACTTACGCTACGTGTAAAACGAGCAGCAGCATAAGATGTTCGTTCTGCGATATCTGCGTTTCCACCAATTTTGCTATCTACGTAACGAGATAATTTACCAAAGGTTCCAGTCATCTCACGTATTGCATAGACATCTGGAAGAACAATCTCATGTGCTAACTGTGCAACAGAAGTAGGTTCTCCAGATAGTCTAAATATTTTACCATTAAGAACCATATCTTGACGGAACGTGTCTCCAGCGGATTTTGAAGCATATTCTTGCATACCACTTAATTCGCTTTTGTATGCCGTGAGAGCGCGAGTAAGTTTGTTTTTCATGTCAGGTGATAAATTAAACTCTTCAGTAACTTTATTTTGTGTACTTTTTAGAAAACCAATAACAATATCTTGACGTAGTTTATAGTTTTGTCCATCACTTAAAATTATTTCATCAAGAATCGGAGCAATTTCTTCATCAGTCCACTTACCAGAAGTAACTGCCCAACGGCGAACTTCCTCAACAAGTGCTTCTGTGTCTTGAAGATGAACTGGTCTACCAGTTGGCATGTAATCAAATAAAAACTTTGTTGACTTTCCAAGTTTTTCACCAACTGTACGTCCAACACCAGAACGCATTACAACGTCTTTCATTGGTTTTGCTACATACCGTGCAACAACGCCACGTTGTATTTCTGGATTAACTTGAAGTCCAATGCGTGGAAGTAAAATCTGCTCAACTTCGTCAACACTGCGAGCACGTGAAAGTTCTGCAGATATTTCTGCACTAAAACGATTGTTAGAAAGTTTTCTAATTGCAGTTGGACTATTTTCGTCAGCAATAGCCTGAAACAGTTCGTCAGCCTGTCCACTTGAGAACCATTGCTTTGCTGCCTCAAGATTAGTTTTAAATCCTGTATTTGACTCTAAAAGTCCAGCACGATGTTTGTCAACAAGTTTGCTTTGTGCAACAACATCTGTTTCTTCTAGTTGAATTTTTGCAAGACGTTCTGCTTCTGTGTCTATGTCATCACGAATACGTGAAAGAATCTGAGTTGCAATTGGGTCACGTTGTATGTAAATTTTGTCAAGTCCAGCATTAATCTGTTCGTCAACTTTTTTAATTTGTTCACGTAAAAACTTTGCACCAGCAGCATTAGTTAAAACTTTAGTTTGTTTTCCGCTACCAACTGTAATTTCTTTTGTTGTTTTAAATTCATCAACTTGAGCCAGTAATACTTCACGTTGGTCGTAAAGCGCATCAAGACCAGCACGTTTGCGTGCAGCAGCAACTTTTTTATCTCCATTAGCAAGTTTACCCTGAGCAACTAATTTATCTTGGATACGTGCTTGCTCTACAAGAATTTTATATTCTTCAGAATACTGAGTTTCGTTTAATTTAACACGGTCTTGTGCAGCCTGTGTGCGAAGTTTTGCTTGGGTTCTTGCTGCAATAATTGCTTGCTGCTCTGTTGCTCTAATTTCGGCTTGAAGTTCTTTTGCAATTACAATACCTTCTCGCCGCACTTCACGTGACTTAACAAGGTCCATTGCGCTTTTAGCACGACTAGCAATAAGAACTGGGTCAAGACGTAAAGCAATAGCACCATCAATAATTCCAGAAAATATGCCGTAACCACGTTCGCCTGGGTCAATTCCAACCATGCCTTCAATGGCACGACCAGGTGTGTAGGCTTTACCGTTTACTGTGGCAATCTGAGCAGCGATACGTTCTGTTTCTTCAACTGCTTCTCCACCCCAGAAGTATCCTTCACCGAGTGATTTGTTTTCTGCAATATTTTGATATAGGTATGTGTCTTTGTATATTTGTGAAAAGTCAAGAGCCTTTTCTCCAGCAACAATTTTTCCTTTGTCTTCGCCTTTGTCGTTCCATACATCGTATGCTGCATTAAGTTGACGTGCAGTGTTAGTTACAAGTTGTAGCGGAGTATAAAGTGCTGTTGTTAAGTAACGTGTTGCGTTCTTAAGACCAGAAAAGTACCAAGCATCTTGCTTATCTTTTTCGGACGCTGTTTCTTCTGTCTTGCCTAAAGCCTGTAAATATTCGTATCCTGCTTTACCAGCAGGAACCATATTGGCACCACCAAGAGCGGTTCCATTAGCAAGTCCTTTTTGCTGAGAAAAAGAATCTAAACGAGCAATCGCATTCATTGTTTCTTCATCAGCACCAAATTGTGCCATACCAACCATACTGCCAACAGACATGCCTGGATACTTTGAAGCAATTTTAGAAAGACGCTGAGGAAATTCTTCAGGTGATGTGGTGTCACGAATTAAATTAATGCGTTCTTGTTGGTTTAATTCTTTGACGTAAAAAGGATTGCTTCCAGCAACAGGAGACCACTCTTCGTAAGTGTAGACCCTACCTTTTTGCTTGAAAATTGGCTTTGGGTTTTTTGCCACTAGCGACCCTCTTCTTCAAGGGCAAGAATTAAACGATGTAAGTCTTCGTTAGGGTAAAGAGCATAGGCAGCACGAACCTGTGCAGCAACTTCATCAATACCAGCAACCATTGGTGGTGGTGTATTGCTACCAGGACCAAATGGCATACCTGATGTAAGTGCTTCGTCTGGTCGCTGAGTTGGTGCATTAAGTGGAGTTACAGGAACTGATGGCATCGGAGATGATGGAATTGGGTTTCCTTGCATTGGAGCACCTGACTGCATTTCTGCTAACGCTTTACGTTCTCCATATTTGCCGCCACCTGGGATTTCCTTGGCACCCTGAATTGGTCCGCCATCAGTACGGCGAGAAAGAGCACCTGGACCTGATACTGGGGCAGGGTTTGCTGGCTTACGATATCCACCTTTTGCCATTATTGTCCTCTTTCAATTATCTGGATTTTTCCACCAGTATTAATATCAAACTTCTTAGCAATTTTCATTGCTTCTGGAATAGTTGCACCTTGGGCTAAAGCCCCAAGCGCATATGATGCGCCAGTTCCTATGCCATACAAACCAGTATTGGTTTCTAGTACCGCATAATTACCAGCGACATGAAATACTCTCCCGTTGAAACCAACTAGGAAAACAAAATCTTCATCTTCTTTTAAAGTAATGCCAGCATCTTCATGCTGTTTACGCATTTCTGGAATAAACTTTGACACCATAAAGCCATAGTGTTCTGTACCGTCATACGCTGGTGGCTTCCAGCCAAATAAGATAACATCACAGCATCGTGAGTTACCTGCACCAGCCATAACGTAATCGCCAACTTCAACGATTTTCTTCATACTTCTGTGCATGTATGGACGCTCAGTATCAGTTACTTGTGCGTCAGCAGCAAAGACAAATCCTTTACTGTCCTTGACAGCAAGGATGGTAGTCATTACTGACCTCCGAGTCTAGCCAATACTTCTTGCAGCATTGCAGCATCACCTGGAGGAGGAGTTGCCCCAGGGAGTGCTTCTACAGGAGCACCACCCATAGTTGCGGATGCTTGTGCTTCAACTGGAGCACCCTCACCTGGGGCGGCTTGTGGTAAACCACCCATTCCAGCCATCATGTCCATAGGATTAGGAGCCTGTTGTTCTGGCTGTGGTTCTGGTTCTGGTTTCTTGAATACACTCATAACTGAATCTTCTACAGTCTTGCCATTGCGGCGTGCATCAATTACTTCAGCAATCTTCATTACGATATCTGAAGGGTCTTGACCTTGTGCAGCCATCTGTGGGATAGCCTGTGAAGTTGCGCTTAGTGCACCCATAAGTGCACCACGCATTTTTTCAATGTCAATGCGTTCAATTTCTTTGGATACGTTTACGTTCCATGGAAGTTCTTGCATTACAAATTCTTGTGAGATTAGGTTTGCCTGTAGTGCCTGAAGGCTAAAGATAAGGGCACGTGATGGGTCAAGTCCTGACATCAAACCGTAGCGTACCTGTACGCTGTAATCTTCCTTGATGTCTTTTTCTGGGCTGTACTTAAGAACGTAAGGTGCACCGTTGTAAGTCATCTGTGTTGACTTTTCACCAGCGAATAACTTCTGGTCCATTTCCATGGCTAGAGCCATGACATCCTGCAATGCTTCTGCAAGGATTTGTTGACCAGCCTTGATTTGAGAATCAAAGCCACCAAGAAGTGCCTGAACACCAGAGCCCGTAATTACGGATGCGTTGACATTTCCTGAGCGACCTTCTGGGTAACGAGCACCCATACGCATTTCTTGCTCAAGAACTTGTTGTTCTTGAAATGCGCCCATTGGAATCTCTAGACCAACACGGCGAACACCCTGTGGGTTAGCAGTACGCATGACTGCATCAGGACCAAACGCAAACTCTTGCATATCCTGTGGAACAACCATTGGCGCATTAACTGATTTCTCAGCAGCATCCATGGCAAGAAGGCTAAAGCGAGCACGAGCAATCTGTGCCCAGATGACATCATCAAACTGACCACGTGGGTCTTCAGTGTCAATGCCTGGACGCTTAGCAATACGAACACTTAGTTTACCTAGTAGGTTCTTTGCCTTGCGAAGGGGAAGATTTCCTCGTTGTGGAAGGAACAGGATTACCTGGTCTTTGTCCTCGTAGCGAATCAAATCAAGTAGAGTACCGAGGTCAATGTTTCTTCGGTCTTCTCCACCAAGGATTTGGCGTTCGTACTCAGGGAACTCAACAATAAGTTCACCAATGGACTTTAGGTAACGCTTGCTATATGAAACACATCGTCCGTAGCGGTCATATTCTGGGTAAGCACCCAATGGGTTTTCTACACGAATGCGTGGCATACGAGCCTCAAAGTCAGGCTCTACAACAAACGGCAGGAAGGCATAGGTATTATACCAATCTGCGCCTGTATACATCTGAGTTTGTAACCCAGAAAATTCAACGTAGTTGTTGACAATCATGGAACGCAAGTCAGCGTTCTTCTTTGCCCTGTCAGATGTTACGTCAGGTGTCTGACAATTAAACGATGGCAATGGAGCCAATACTTCAGCCAAGTCACGAGCCACAACGTCAACGAAGTTGGCAATCATTGGCTTAGTCATGCCCTCTGGGAACATGTCTGGGTATACCGATACCATGTCACCACGGCGTACAGCAGTGATATCAGCCATACGCTGGTCACGTACTGAGTATCGCTGGCGTAGGTAAAGTACCTTGTCAGCGACCTGTTCCATTGAGAGTGCCATGAATATCCTTAAAGATAAGTTGTAAATTGTTCCATTGCTAAATCGTCAAGATTAACAACTGCTTGCTTTGCCATCTGTCGTTGAGTAACAAAGCGGCTAGTTGCGTGCCAGATTTGATTCCCAGAGTGCTGAATCATTTCCTTGGCTTTAATCTCGCAGAACCACAGAGCCATTACAACGTCTGTAGGATTACGAGTTCCAGGCTTCCAGGTAATCAACTGATTGATTAGAGCCTTGATGCCCTCGTGGTACTGAGGGTCTGGTAGTTCAATGAGGTTATCTCGGTTGTGCTTAGCACCACCCATGGTACCAAACAAGCCTTGCATAGCAGCCACACCGAAGTCAGTGTCCCACTTGTTCTTGCCAGTAAAGTGGCTAGAGAATCTAACACCCTTGTTAGCCAGATACTGGCGGAACTCTTCGTCCACCTCGTACATCTTCTGGTGGGCGTTGATTTCAATACGCAGTTCTACTGGGCGATAGGTGTTAATCCAGTCTTCAATGATTGCACGAATCTTACCTGGGGTAGGGTCTGACATATTGTAGGCATCTAGGACTAGACGCTTACCAGACTGACGGTCTACAGCGTAGACAACTAGCGCAGTCTTTCCTGCCATAGCAGGGTCCATACCAATTAAGGTTACCCATTGTCCGTCTCGTGGATGTCCAGGCGCTCCCATGCGGAGAGGACCAGGCTTACGCATACGGTTAACACAGGCATTAACAATCGTTGGGTTAAAAATTGCGTCATCGTCAATATCCTGTTGCTGGTAAACTAAAGCCCATGTTGAGGCAGTCACCTCGCTACGTCTGGTAAAGAGTGCTGGTCCGTCCCATTTCTGGTAGTAACCATCTTCGTCTGGCACAGCGTCATCATCACCATCCCAAGGACGGTCTGAGCGCTCCCATAGGGTAACCCACTTCTTAGGGTCATCATCAACCTCTAGGGCTGCTGGCATAGCAAGTCGTGTAAACGGGCTTGCACCACCAGACCAGTGTTCTGGATTGCGCAGTTCTCGGTATAAATCTACAGCCCCGATACGGGTGCCTACGATAAGTAACTTACCGTTTTTACCCAGACGGGTGATTACTTCCTTCTGAAGCCAGTCTAACTGCTTCTCCCACTCGTGGGCATTGGCAGTAGTGATAACGTCATCTAGGATAATCAGGTCAGCACGAGCACCGTAAATCTGACCACCAATACCTAGCGCCTGAAGCGTAGGGTCCTTTTCGGATGAGTCACGGGCTTCTTGACCCAGGTAAACCGTGTCGGTTTTCCAGGTGTCAGAGTCTTCTTTCCAACCACCAGCAGGTCCATAGACCTGTTGTAACTTGGCGTAGCGTGGGTGGCTGAGTCGCTGCTTGATGGAGTAGACGAACTCACGGGCTTTATTTAAAGTCTTGGACACCACAATGATACGCACGTTAGAATCCATGGCAATACGATAGGTGCTATAGCCTACGGTGATTACGGTGGATTTGGCGTGCTCAGGTGGCACATTAATTAAGATACGGTTCTTGTTGCCCTTTTCATAGGACATGGCTGGATGGAGCCAACTAGGCTCCCTTCCCTCCAGAACGTCAATCCAGTCCTGCTGGTGAGGGAATACTTCGTTACCTAGGAACTCTTTGGAGAACGTGGCGAAGTCTATGTTCTTGCCGTTCTCGCTACCTAGGGTGACCTTCATTAGGTCTGAGCCAGCGGTTCGGGCTATCTCTAGGTCTTTGGCAAACACGGGGTCTGTGAGCCACTTCTTTAGAACATCGGGCTTGCGACCGACCATGGCAATGGCGGCTCGTACCTCAATGCCAGTTTCTACATGGGCTATAACCTTGGCTTTATCTTCTCTCAGGCGTACCACATTATGGTGCTCTGCACCGCCCTTGGCTGCCATATGAAGTTATCCTGTCTGGTTATTTCTTAGTTGTCTTACCGTAGCCTGAAGTAGGGGCACCCATGGACTTAGCGCCCTGAGCCTTCATCTTGTTCTTAGCGCCAGTCTTGAC